GGGATAAAAATGCTAGTAGGGGAGAAGTAACATTTCGTGAGCTTGCAGTTTTCCCCCCACCCCCCTAGCCAAGATCAATGGAAACTCTTATGTCCCCCGCCACTTGAACCTGTGAACGATCTATCGGTTTATAGCCAGCTCTATCCAATAAATCCTTACTCGCTTCTAGCTGAACATACTCAGACTTAGCACTCTGAGCTAGTCTACGAACAGTACCAACTGCTACAGTAGCACTAATTCCAAACTCCTCATTCATTCGCTGCATCATATACTGTTGCACATGTGGTGTTTTCAGTGCTCTGTATGCTGAGACATATCCAGCTTTGCCCTCAGAATATCCAGCTTTCACTGCTGCCTTAGCTGGACTCAGTCCTTCTGCTACCATTATATCAACCAGCGCAGTCTGTTTATCAGTGAGCTTTCTATCTGCTGGAAGCATATCACAACCTTCTTTCTTAGTGGTGCAAGCAGCATCTAGCTAACTGCTGTTTACTAACTCTTAGCTTACACCGTGACGTCAGTTTCTAAGTTTGGATTAGGGTTTTGTTTAGCTAACTCCATTGACTGGCCCCCCTCTCCCTCTCTCCCCCCATTACGACACTATTTCCTAACTGTGTGTCAATACGTTACGTTGCGTCACTTTCTAAATGACGTTGCGTCACTTGTGCATTTAATGGCTTGACAGCAATCGACAATGGCGTCGAGCCATTGCCAATTGCGTTGCATGACGCTTTATGGCTTTGTTTATTGTGTCATGCGCCTATCGCCTCTGCGCCGTCCTCGCAGTCACAGACCCTGCCTCCGATCACGGCACATCTGCCACTTTGCTTGGGGCAAAGCTGGCCTGATGCTTGTGATCGTAGGAGGCTCTTGTATGTCTGCAGGACACCTTATCGGCGATGTATCTATCATCACACACACATCTTCTAATGATAACTTCCAGTTGGGCTTCCGAATCAGCTAAAGTCAAAGTGCGGGTTTTTTCATAGATCGGTGTTGCTTCTGGCTCAGTTCTCGCATCCCGAGATAAACTGCATGCTGCGAGGTCACGGCGGACAAAAAACCCAAGCTGGGCTGCGCTGGCGCTTGCTTTGACTTTACCAGATTCGGCTGCCGATCCTATATGTGTACATGAAGTATGTGTACTTGATAGACAATATAGGAGAACAAAATGTCTGATCTTTATAAAGCAATCACGAATCTTAGACTCGACATGGAAGTATACAACTCTTACGAGGACAGATGGCACAACGAAGACCAGATGGCCTTTGCCCGCAAGATCATCATGGAAGCCATCATGGACAAGCTGTACTGGCTTACCAAGGGCAAGAACAAAGGTGGCAAGCCATCTGGTAGCGAAGGCTACTTAACTCAGCAGCAAGCCAGAGTGAAGTACGCACAAGAGACATTCAGAGGCGATGAGATTTCAGAGCTACGCCTTCGCGGGGCCATCGCCAACTGTCAGGCCGCAGCCGCCAAGCACGAGGCACTCACTGACCTACAGAACTCACTGCATAGCCAGTATATGATACAGTTTGGCGAAGACTACATGCCATACGGTTCAGCCCCACACTCTAACGTGCCAGTAGCCGCAGAGTCTGACATGCCATCCGACATTCAGCAGATGCTCGAAGCACTCGGCATGGCTGAACCAGCTAACGAAGAGAAGCCTAAGAAGAAGAAGGCTTCCTAAACATCACAGGGTAGAGGTTCACGCCTCTGCCCTTTTTTTATGTCCAGTTCTACAGGGCACGCTTTGACTGTGAGTATGTGCAGCGCAGTTGCTGCATGCACTCACATCAAAACGAAAACAAAAAATCAAAAAGCGTCCGAGTAATATAGTATGTGACGTAGCGTCACTAATGACATTAGCTATTGTCACTGCAATAATGCAGGACATAACCAAAGGAGAACACAAATGAAACTCAACTACATTGACTACGACGAACTACCCGTCTCTATTATGTTCGTTGCGGACGAAATACAAATCATCTGCGAGTTTTTGAAACTACATTCAAAATCTATTGATGATTTCGGACGGCCTTTTGCGCTGCAACAAATCGCCAATACTTTTCACGAAGTAAATCAAAAACTAATCGGAGACAAATAATGAAACATTTTTCAATCAATGACTTCGACTTTCCAGTCGAACAACAACCAATCTATGATGAGCTTGGTAATATCATTGCTGGTCACCAAGCTGTTGTGCGTACCGACACCGATCAGGTGTTGGGCGTACACGGTTCACGCTACAAGATTGTAACGCACGATGATGTCGTAAACTCAATCATTGACGGAGTAAAGTCGGCAGACTTATCGGACGATTATGAAGTCACTGTCGATGTGCTTGAAGACGGACGCAAACTCAGAGGTGAAATATTATTTAATGACCTCACAGTTGAGCCAGCAGTCGGAGACTACGTTAAGTTCCGTGTCAGCTTCTTCAATAGCTATGACGCATCTTGGTCCTTTTCTCAGCAAGCCAATGGCTTACGGCTATGGTGTCTGAATGGCTGCACAACAGCCGACACAGTAGCCAGAAGCAGATACAAGCATACTGCATCCATCAACGTAGAAGGATCAGCAGCCAAGGTAGTCAATGGCTTTCGTCACTTCATGTCACGCAAAGATGTCTGGCAAGATTGGATGCACACTAAACTCGAGCAGGAACAAGTCGAAAACTTTTTCAAAAAGACTGTCTGCAAAGCATTCACACGCCAGCAGTCAGTCACCAAGACTAACGAAAAGCAACTCGAAAACCTGCTCGGAATCTGGAACGATGAACGCAGCGCTCTCGGCTCTAACAAGTGGGCATTGTACAACTGCCTGACATATTGGGCAACACACACCAACGAGTTACGCTCGCCAGAGATTGCTCGTTACAACAGAGAGATTTCAATTGCCAATGCAATGAAGTCTACACAATGGGAAACACTATAAAGGAGAACACCCATGTTTTTTCAGAAACTAAACCAAACATACAATCACATGGCTTCAACTGATGATCCACTAGATCAACAGCAATTAACTTTTAATTGCTTAATAACTGCAAAAGAAGCCGAGGAATTAATCAAACTAAACTACGAAGGCAATAGAGATTTAAACAAAGATACTGTTAGCCATTACATAAGAGCCATGAATCTAAACAGGTGGCCCTTGCATCCAGAACCACTTGTTTTTTCTAAGTCTGGTGATGAGTTTATTCTTTTGAATGGTCAGCATCGTCTTACAGCGCAAATAGAAACTGGCCTTGATATTGCATATTCAGTTTGCATTCACAGAAACCCAAACATCTACAAGAAGTTAGATCAGGGTAAAGTGCGGACAAATGCAGATATAACTGGGTCGCATAAAAATATTGTTTACCCAATACAATTCTTGCTTCGTGCTGCATCCTCTATCAAGAAACCAGTATCAGACGATGTTCAAAAGGTACTGTCTGATCGTACTGGCGCTTTGCTTTCTGAAGTAGAGTACGAAATCAAGCCGCCACAAACAGGTTATAATTTATGGAAGCAAACAGGCTTCCGCGCTGCTTATGCAATGGCAATCATTACCAATAGGATTGATCATGCAAAAGCATTTGAAGTGTACACCACAATTTGCCGCAACGAACTAAAAGAATGGCCCGATATTTTTGTTTCCTTCTATCGTCAAATGATGGAGAAACAGATTCATATCAATCGAAGTGGAGTAAACTTAGATAATGATTACTTCATGAGAGGTATGTTTGCTTTCCAAAACACAGAGGCAAAAACAATATCTATTCATAATTCGTTTAGAAACCAAGTCAAAGAAGACGTGTACAAAGCAATGAAAAAATACGCGACTGAAGAACTAAGAATTGTCGCATAACAAGGGAGAACACACATGATGACACGCAAGAACTTTGAATGGATAGCGGATCGTATGGGTCCGCTCGTCAACTCACCCATCACAATCGAAATGATTGCCGATGATCTTGAGAAAGAAAACCCACGCTTCAATCGTGAGAAGTTTCTAAGCAGAGCTATTGCAGCATGGGAACGCAAACATCTACCACAGGAGATTGACGATGAAATACCGTACTGAGCCTGTCGCCTGCCCAGAATGT